GAAAGTTCCGCTGCCAGCGGTATCTCTTAGCTGAACGTACACGGAGCTTGCGTCACGAATTGTTGCGCCTTGTGTATAGCGAACAACCCAAGTGACGCGGTAAACACCGGCTCGAAAAAGCGTGATCGACGGAGCTTGTACTTCAGACCAATCTACACCAAGTGCTTTAGTTCTTACGGTCCAAGTACTTGTGTTAATTTGTAATTCTGCGTATGTAAAATTTGACCCGGGCGCTGTTCGTGCATCCGCAATTAACCTTGGCTCAATCACCATGCCAGAAGTGCCAGCGGCAAAATATCCGGACAGTGCTACGTCAATAGTCTGCCCCGCCGTCAGGGTAAATGACTGAGTATTGCCAGTCCCATTGCCAATTTGCGGGAATGATGCAGCACCGTTCGGACAGACCGCTTTAGCCATCAAGTTGCCATCAGGCGCTATAGACGTACCCGTACCAAGCGTTACAGAACCGCTAGCAGATGAATTGGCAAACCTGTTGGCCCGTGACTCCTCAATCAATAAGCCCTGAGCCGCCAGCGTGCTGGGGTTGTAGTCGAACCGTGGCTGATCCGCAGCCGCTGCCGTCAGCACTCCTGCGGAATTGAAATACGTTGCCGTGGTGCCCGTACGGGTGAAGGTGATGATGTCGGAGAAGTTTTTTGTGACGAGTGCCATGATGTCTCCTCCTTAGGTTGTGATGGTTTGAAGATCAGCGTTGCTGAGTCTGCGGGGGTAGTAGGAGATGCGGCGGAGGTGGCCATTAAGAAATAGCGTTCCATCGCCATCAGCGCCAAGTTTCAGCCCGGTAACTGTCGGAATAACTGCCGGAGGTGTATCCGTACCAACGGTTCCACCATTGCGCACCCAAGCAATATCATCGACCTTATACCCAAAGGCAGATTTTGTAATTGTGTTTAGCAGCGCTGTGGCTATAACTCCGGCCCATTGCGTAGACCCACTAGAAACACCGATAAACGCTGTTTGGGCGCTGGCGTTTGTTGCCCGGATAACCATTCGGTTGTTGTTGGTGCCATCTGAAAACGCAGTTGCCGCATTATTTTGAGATGAATTGCTGGCAACATACTCCGCAAACAACGTACCCTCAGTCGCGTTATACCAAGGATTCAACGTATTCACCGACGCCTCATCCCGGTTGCGGGTCACGCCCAACGCAAAAGCATTTACTGTGGGGATCACCGATGTGGCAAAGGCTCCAAGTTCAAGCTGCGGCAGGCCGATGCGGAGGGTGATGTCGATGGCGACACCGGAGGCCGGCACCAGCCTGATATTTTGGGTTATCCTTGCTGTTGACGCATTTGTCAACAGTCTTGTAGTAGCAAGTCGTTGTGTATTTAACGCAGCACTTGTTGGAGTGATGGTTGTATTTGTTGACACAAGTAAAGAGCCCGCAGCATCTCTTTCTTGAATCGCGTTATATATTTCAATAATACCAGAAGTTGATCCACCTACTAGCCGGACATAAAAGCTACTTGCCCACGTTTGACCCGACGCAGCAACAATTTGTGTTGTAGACTCAGTTAGTATCCCGCCCGCTGCTGTGCTTGATGTAGTACCTGTGTAGCGAACATCAATATAGGTAATACCGTCTTCCGTGCCCGTGCCGACTACTTCGGTCAAGGACACACCACCAACGGCCTGGGCAATCCAATTCGTCGGCAACGTCCCCGGCGTACCCGCCACCGCACCCTGCATCGTGTTGTTGCGGATGGAATTGGTGCGGGTTTCTTCGATGAGAAGGCCTTGTGGGGCCAGCGTGCTGGGGTTGTAGTCGAAGCGGGGCTCATCTGCAACCGTTGTCGTCAGCACACCAGCGGAATTGAAGTACGTTGCCGTGCTACCCGTGCGGGTGAACGTCACGATCTGAGCGAAGGTTTTTTGAGCTAATCCCACACCATCCTCCCAGACAGCATACTGCGCAGCCACCTGATACTCAGGCGTGATGAAGTCCGTGTTCAGGGTGTAGGTGTCCGCTCCAGACAGATCCCCCGCCGTGCCGATAAACGACAGGTCCAGCGTTGCACCGTCCTGATTGAACGGGTTGTTCCCCCCGCCGCCACGCAACGGGTACGCAGGAAGCGCGAAGCCAAACCCGAACGACATCAGAAAATCCTGACCATGTTGGTGGCGGACGTACCAGACGCAAACACGCGGATCACCTGCAACGGCACCACCGTGCCGCCCGGGACAGCAGCAAACGTCACATCACTGCCCTGAGCGGTCAGAACACGCAGCGAGCCCGTGGTGCCCACAAAGACCACCGAAGGCTCACTCAGGTTGTTCGTGTCACTGGGCGTGACTGCAGCGGCGTCCCCCGGAAACATCGGGAACGTCGGACTAAAGTTGGTCTTTGCCATGCGGCCCCCAAAAGACTACCCCGCCGAAGCGGGGCTGGGTTCATCAGTTCTGGAACGTGGTCGGTGCCTGAGCGCCGTCATCAGCACGCTGGATATATTCCACCGTCACCACAGTCGCACCAGCCGTGGGGTTACCGCCCGCAGCAGTGAACGTACCAGTCACCACCACATCCGTCGTACCAATATTGTTGGTAGCAGAAGAAACCAGCGCGGCGTCCAGAGTCGCCCGAGCGGTCTGAGCAGTCGTCAGACCGATGTCAATCGTGGTCTGGAATGCATTGGCGGTGCCGCTCTTACCAAAGGTCGTGTTCACCGCAGTGACCGAGCCGCCAGAAATGGCAGTGGTCTTCTCAACCGTGAAACGCAGGATCTTGGAGCCTGCCGGGAGCGTGAACAGGTTCTGCGCCGTGGGCGATGTGGTCATCGCAGAGAATGCCACGTTGGTGGATTGGGTCAGAACCGGCAGGCCGGTGTTTGTGCCAGCGCCGTAGCGTTGGGTGCCCATGCGAACCGGGCCAGAGAAGGTCGAGAAGCTCATGATTTGTCCTCAATCTGCTCTTGCCGTCTCTGAGGAGAAGTCCGCCTAGTCGGTCGGCAAGCGTGAAGGTCTAGGTTTGTAGCAGGGTAGCATAGCGGGGTGGGGGAGTCAAGCGTAAACAAACACAAGCCCCGTAAACTTGCCCTTGCCAATTGGTTTGCCGGAGACCAAAGCACGGCGCAACGTGGGCATGGTCATTTGGTAGTGCATCAGCACAGCGGTCAGGCTATCAAACACCTGCCCAGAGGTCTGCTCCAGCACCTTCTTGCGCATCTTCTCCTTGGACTCTTCGGTGTGGGTTTTGCCAAGGAAGTTCTTGTTCCCCAGCGTCCTCTGCCGGATGGCCTCGCGTTCTGCGTCAGTTCGCTTATAGCCAAGAGCGTTTTGATTACCCTTTAGCGACTCCGACATCTTTTGGCGTGTTTCCTCGGAAGGGATAAACGCACCGCCGCGCCCCTCTGCTACAGCCTGTTGAACCTTGGCGCTGATCTTGACTTTGGTTTCATCCGTGTGCTGTGTACCTAAACGAGGGTGGTTATTTGGGTCTTCTGCATAGAACGCTTTGAGGGTAGTGGCTATTTGGCTTCGCATTTCATCTGACCACGTGCGTCCAAAATTTGGGCTTGCTTCACCAGTACGTCCACGCATAGGCGCAGCGGCGGATCTTCCTGAGTTGTAGCAGTGCGGTTTGCCAAAATTTTCATCTAGCCACCGATCTTCAACTTGCCAAAGCACTTCTTCAGATACGACTGTTTCAACAACCTCAAACTTAAAGCAATCTTCTCCGTATTTGTTCCACGAGGCCTGGAGATGCAAGCAATGATGACGGTTGCCGCGCAACATTTTTCTGTGGTTGCGAAAGCGCTCCCGGGTGCTTGTAGTGCTTCCAACGTAGAACTTGTTGTTTACAACATTGCGGATCTTGTAGATGACTGGCTCTTTCATGGGTGTTTCGTTACAAAGGACAAGAGCCATAATGTTACACCCAACACACGCCGTGTGTCAACAGGCAAAAGAAAAGGCCCCCGAAGGGGCCTCAATCAAACGTAAGTGCTTGATTTTATTGGGTTATGCCCCCGGCGATCCGAAAACGCCAAGACTGTCCGACGCTCCGAACGAATACCTCTCACGCGCTTTGTAGCGGTTGTTTCCAGTGTCGAAATCTTGGTCCATCGACGTTGACAGCGGAACACGAACAAAGTGCTTCAGACCGTTGGGCACATCAGTCTTCAAGAACCAAGCATTGGTGTCGGTCAAGAAGTGGTTGACGACGTAGCCTTCCGGAATCGAACCGTTGTTCTTCAGCGCGTTGATGTCGTTGTCGGTGGTGCCAACACGCAGGCTGGTTTCCAACAGACGGGTAGCAACGAACTGCAGAGCAGGCGGAACGATCAGCTTGCGGGGCTTGGCAGCAATCAGCAGACCACGCTCGTCCGTCCAACCAGCGATCTGGATCACAGCCGCTTCGAGGGACGTTTCGTTCAGGTCTGCAGCCGTCGCGGGACGGTTGCTGTTGGTGCCGCCAGAGACCAGCGGGTGAGCAGTCGAGAACAGGGATTGACCGTCGCCGTAGGTCACGGCAGCGGAGAAACCGTTGTTCAAGATCGCCGCCGCCTTGACCTGCTTGGTGTAAGCCATAGCCCGTGCGAGGGATTTGGTGTACCGAGCGGACAGGCTGTCGTACAGGTTGTCTTCCATCGCCTCTTCGGTGATGGAGAAGCCCATAGCGATGGTCTCGTGGTTGTAACGAGCGGTCCAGGCTTCCTGCGCGTTGTCGTAGGAAATAGCAGAACCTTCGTTCTTCACCGGGGCTGCGGAGAAACCAGCGAGCTTGGTTTCCTCTTCGAACGAACGCTCGGAGGTCTCCGTCTCGTAGATCTCCTTGTGCTCTTCGCCGTAGCGCTTGTACTCCATGCCAAAAAGGGCGTTCAGACCCGGCAGGAGTTCCTTCAGTAGTTGGGCACGTGAAATTGCCATGATTTAACTCCTTAAACAGCGGTGGAGCTGTAGTAGCCGTGGACCAACAGATTCACCTTGACAAGAATTTCAGGGTAAATCGTGTACACGATGGTTGCACCAGACGGGATGTTGGCGTTTGCACCCAGCACCACGGGCTGCTGATTGATTGTCTGCGTAGCGGCCCCCGCCGTAGCAGCGGCAGTCAAGAACATGCCGGTATCAATCAGTTGGCCGTTGGCGGCAACGTAGGCAACACTGGTGCCAATAGGCAGCGCAGCAGGAGCCACAGCGTTGACCGTGGTGGAGCTTGAAGCAGACGTTGCAACCGTTGAGTAGCTGATCGCCGTATCAGACACCAAGCCGACGCACCGCACTGGAAGAATTGTCGTAACGGGAGTGGCCGTTGGAGCCAGAACCGCGTTGGTCGAATTGCCAGTGTTTACGTTACCAGTGCTGTTGTCGATCATAGACAAGTTGCACCCAACCATGCCCTTGGCGCCAGATGCCAGCACCGTGGTAGCCGAGCAAACTGCTGCCTTAAAGACCGTGTCCGGATCGTCGCAGACAATTGCAACCGCATCACCTGCCAGCGTGCTGGCGG